ATAGGCGCGCTGCGGGTGCATATCCTGTGTGATTTAGAGGTCAACCGGGATATGCTTTTTTTATTTTGCTTCACTTTTTAGCTTTTCGATAATAGCAAGTATCCTTGCTGTTTCGTCCGCCGTGAAATCGTGCCGCAACTTTCTTGAAAAATTGCCATCGTTGCAACCGAATTCCTCCGCAACTTGCCATAGCTTCAAGCCCGCCGCATGCACTGCTTTTTTAATTTCCGCACCGTTCATGTTATCACCCCCTTTTTTATGTCTTAACATTTCTTAGCATTGACTTAGCGTAACGGTTGTGTTATTCTCATTATACGCATAACAACAACACAAAGTCAACAGAAATTGTTATCTTCGAATAGCAACATAACAAAAGCGTTAGTTTGGAGCTGAGAAAATGGAAAACATAATAGGAAAGCGAATTACAGCGGCTTTAGCCATTAAAAATGTAATGCAAAAGCAACTTGCGGAGCGCCTGGGCGTGAAGCCTAATATTGTTTCGTATTGGTGCAGCGGGCAGCGAACGCCAAACGCGGCGCAAATCGCTGAAATTGCAAAGGTTTTAGGCGTTTCGGCTGATTATTTGTTAGGCGTATCTATCGCACCTACCACAGATAAAGAGTTGCGGTACATATGCGATTATACAGGGTTAAGCGATAGAGTGGTACGCCTTTTACATGCTTCGCGCGGTTCGTGTATTGTTGAATTATTGAATTATTTTATTGAATACACACACGAGGATAATATAGACTTTTTAGAGGACTTCCCCTTTGTTGGTGTTAATGATATTGAAAGCAAGTATCTGTCTTCTTGTATCGAATTAGCAAATGACATAAAACAAATACAAGACGAAATAGAAGGCAAAGAATTTGGCGAAAATTTAGAATATCCGAAAGAAGACTTTGAAGACGAGCAAGACTTTTTGCAAGAGGCAGAGCAAGAGAAGGAAGAAGAAAAAATGCAAAAGGAAATGCTGCTAAATGGAAATAAATATTTTTTGTCAAAGGTTTTCAATAGCTGTTTAGATTGCTTCATAGCTTCGCAAGTGGGTGCTGATGATGAGTAAAAAGCGAGCAAATGGCACGTACTCCGTGTATTATGACGAAAAGAAAAAAATATATCGCGGTCAAATAACAACAGGCTATGACGAAAACGGAAGGCAAAAGCGCAAAAGTGTGTCCGGTAAAAACAAAACAGAGGTTGAGCGCAAGCTAAAACAAATAGAATTTAGCATATATTCCGGTGACTTCGTGGACAAAAGCAGCATAACAATATACCACTTGGCCAAGCAAATAATAGACGATAAATACAACATGAACGAAATTAAAGAGAACACATACAGAACGCATATTGCCACGCTAAAACGGCTGCAGCCGATATACAACACTGCGTTGCAAGCTGCAAACGAAACGCAGATAAAAGCGTATTTCCAAAGGCAGCTTAACAAATCAAGTTCGGTACTGCGTAAAGATTATGAGTTGCTAAAGATAACCTTTAGGGAAGCTGTACGGCGTGGTATCATAAGTTCAAGCCCTATGGAATGTGTTAAGCTGCCGAAGTCCAAACAGAAGCGCGAGGGCGTGCGAGCCCTAACGGTTGAAGAACAGCGCAAATTACTTGAAGTGCTTACAACAGAGGATATAAAATATAGTAATCAAATGCTATTGTCCATGTTTGCAGGCATGAGAATGGGCGAAATAAACGCACTTACAAAAAATGATATATCCCTTTCGTTTAATGCCATAACGGTAAACAAGACTATATCAAGGGGCTATAAAGGCAGGGCAGTGTTGAGCAGCTCGCCTAAAACTTACGCCGGCAACCGTACAATTTATATGACAGAAGATATAAAAACTATATTGTCGGAGTGCCTGGCAGCAGCTGCTGGTGATCTGCTATTTACCACGGCAGCGGGCGGGCTGATAAATACAGGGCAAGTTAATACAGAGCTGCAGCGGGTACTATCAAAATACAATATCATTGATAGAAGCATTGCCGGCAAGGTTTCTTGCCATTCTCTGCGCCATACATACGCAACACGAATGATAGAAGGCGGCATGCAGCCAAAGGTATTACAGCAACTGCTTGGACACACGGATATTAAAATTACACTGAACACTTATTGCAACGCTTTTGAGAAGTTCCAAAACGACAATATCAGCCAAGCAACTGCCTACTTGCAACAAAACGGCCTAACCTTGTCTAAAAAAAAGAACGGCACAAAGGCCGTTGAAAGTAGTGTTAAAAATGCTTAAAATATCGTTCGGTAGCACACGGTAGCACACCTACTTCTAAAAATCGTAGTAATTATGCGGATTGCGTGGCCTTTTATCTTGTCACCTCGACCCAAAAGGACGGCTTTTTTAGCCGTCCTTTATTTCTTTCTGTTTCCATTTTTGGCTTGGTTAAGCCAAATTTCCGTTTGTGTAAAAAATGAGAGAAAATAAAAAACTTTTGGCGTTGCAGTACTCGTTGCAGTACTTGGTAATGCGAGGTATATAAAAAGACCGGGCAGTTACTGAACTACCCGGCCTTTTTTTACATCAGCATTGTCGATATTGGAATTATGCGGATAATGTCACCATTTTTGGCTTTAATGCCAACAGAAAGTTGTTTGTAACGCAGTCCATCATCCACTAAAACAGCTTCGATGATCACATAGTCCGCAGTTTCAACCAAATCCTTGGTATCTTCCACAATCATTTTTCATTCCTCCTTTGTTTTTCGTTATACTACAAGGAGGCAGCGCTTGTCAATACCTTTCACCAAAAGCACAGCACAAAAAAAGCCGGGCAGTTACCTGTCCGGCTAAATTTTTTCATATTTTTGTAAATTATGCTTGACTTTTCACGGGCTCCGTGATATAATATAGACAGTGAGAGGGAGAAAGGAGGATCTCACAGCGGTAACAAATTAGAAAGGAGTTAGGGTATGACTAATCATCAGTTTGATTACATCATTGAGTTGATCATCCAGATCCTCAGAGAGTCCAAAGATCTGGATGAAGCGATAAACACCTTGGAACACTTAAAGAGGTAACCAAAGCGAAAAGTAAGGGGTGGGCTACCACCCGCCCCTTACGATTAGTATAACACACTCTAACACATAAATCAATAATGGATCAAGATAAGGAGAACATCATGAAAAATTACAAAGATTATTTGCAAACGAACATCGGCTATAGTGACATTGCATCTTTGACCATTCGCAGCTGCGGTATCGTTGCGCCGCTGGACTTTGGCAGTGACGGTGACTACCGGGCGTATGTCGTGGACTCCGACACAGAGATCCCCAACCACTATCAGCTGGTACAGAATCTGGAACACTGGGTCCACATATTTGACGATGCCGAGTTGACCTTCAGTGCAAAGGCAGATCACATCCGAATTTATCGTGCCGGTGACTTCGGCTGCATTATTCAACTGGACGGCAACGCGGAAGTGGAAAAGATCGTAACCATTAGTGAGTTAATGAATAAACTGGAGCAAGCTGCACAGCTGGAATAAGGAGGAGCGTATGGCTATATTGAATGATGCAGGACAGCAGGTGTCCTTTGAATGTACTGAACTGATTGAGGATGTGCGGGAGGATATTCAGCACCTGCGCCGCACCAAAAAGGTAAGCGTAGCTTGCAGGGTCAAGGCTGGGGTCAAGATTGTGTTTGACTACGCCCTTGACAAGGACGAGGAAAAGCGCATTCAGCTGGCAGACGACGAGTGGATGGAAGCAATGACCTTGGGACAGCTCCTTGCTTATGCAATCCGCCAAAACCGTTTGACTGTGGCGCCTGGTGCTTTTGATAGCGTCGGCGAACTGTTCGACGCCAGCGGTATGCCGATGAGTAGTTTTGGCAGCTTCTTTGGCGTGCCACCGCGCACCATGCAGGATTGGATATATGGCGCAAGCCCTTGTCCGCAGTATGTTATTGATCTAATGGCATACAAATTGGAACATGAAAACAAAATCTAACAGCAAAGACCCGGTGGGATCACTCCCTGCCGGGTCTCTTTTCTTATGCCTTATGCTTTTTCGATCAGTGCCGGATCGGCGGCAATATAGCCGCCGTCCACCAGCTCGTAGAACGGCGTGTCCGTGCTTCTGTCAACAGCTTTTGCCATTAGCACATCGCCGGTCTTGACCAGCCAGAGCACATCCTCGTCTCCCAAGATCGGGCGGCTGTGGACCCTGACGGATCCTTGGAACACCACCTTGATCTTGAATGCCTTGTCCTTTTTGGCCGCCTTTGTGGCGGGTTTCTTCGCTTCTGCCATTTTGGTCTCCTTTACTTAACAAACTTCTTGTTGCCGTCTTTTTCCCACACACACAGCCAACCGGAGGGGCAGCGTGCCCACAGGTTGCCGGTGGAGAGCAGCTTGGTCTCCAGCACAGTGATGGTGGTGCCTGCACGAAACATAGCGTCTGCTTTTGACTTGCTGCTTGTAGCGTGTCGCCGGCCGTCCGTGGTCAGGTCCTTGACCTTCTTGCGGCCGGTGGCTGCACCTGCGCCCTTGTAAATGCCTCGCACTGCTGTGGTGGTATATGTACCCGGCTTAATGGTGGGCGCCTTAGGGCTTGCTTTACGGTAATTCACATCGTTTTCCGCATAGACAGTCTTGGCACCCTTAGCATTTGCAAACAGCCAAATACCGCTGATGTCCGAAGCCAACGCTCCGGGTTGCACATACACTTCTCTGGCGTTTTTGACTTTGGTGTACTTCCTGCGGTTGGCGGTCATGGTGAACTTGCCATCATACCAGTACGGATCCAGCACGATCAGGTTACCGGATTTGTCCAGGCCGCCAATATAGATATAGTGGCCGCCATTACTGAACAGCTTCTTGCCGCCACCGCTGACGCATACAATAGCTTTGCCACCGGCTTTCAGGTGGTTCTTCAGGTCGGCAACGGTCTTTGCCCGCTTGCTCACAATGGAGTAGTGCTTTTCAAGGTAAGCTGCCACCTTATCCATGTTGGTGCCATCTGCGGACCGAGCACCCATCAGTAAGCATTTCTGCGTCCAGGCTACCGTGTCTAAGCTGGTAAAGCCGAAGTTATGGAGCACCATAAGGCTGGCGCACACCCCGCAGCCACTGGTGTAGATACAGCCGCTGGTGCCGTACTTATAGGGGTGGGTCTTACTGGGGTAACGAATAGATTTACATTTATCGGTGGTCTGTCTGCAATAGTACAGCTTACTCATGACTGACCGCCTCGCTCTCTGCTGTCTCCGTGCGCTCCAGCGCAAGGGTTTCGTCTGCCTTTAGTGCAGCCTTGGTAAAGCTGTTATTCTTCCACCAGGCGGCCAGGGAAGCTACTACGGCCACCACCGTTGACACGGCGGTGTACACCTCATCGTCACTGAACGGCAAAGGGTTCTTGCCAAAGGCATTCAAGAGTACATTCAGCAGAGATACCGCCAACACGACGGTTCTTGCGATTGTTCCTGCGGTTACTTTCATTTTTTAGTCCTCCTTTTGTTGTGGCTCCTCCGGGAGCGCAATTATTTCGTTGTAAAATCTGGTCATCATTCCATTGCCGCCCAGGGCATGGTATGCGTCATACACCTTGACCATGGCTTCTTTTGCATAGAGGGGGCAGTAGCCCCGCTCCGTGTGCTTGTCGTGCTGCCGTATGATCTCGGCACGCAATATGGACTGCAAGCCGTTTTCGATCGCTATGTACCGGGCTGTGGTGACTTCGTCAATTGCTTTCTTGCTCTTTTTCCTTGCAATCAATGAAGCAATCACAGCGGACACGGCGCTGCCGACCACCGTTGACACGGCAGCAGTCAGGGCGGCCGTGATGAATGCGTTATACATCGGTCTCACCCCCTTGCAGGGCGTTGATCTCTGCCCGGTATGCAGCCCGCTGCCGGCGGATCGGTGCGTACTCTTCCTCAGACAAAGCGCCGTCTGTGTACTTCAAGCAGAGGTAGTCCGTCTCCGCCAGCTCAGACTTCAAAAACGCAATGCGGCTTTCTGTTTCAATGCTCATTTTGCCACCCCCAATATCTCTATAATCGTTCCGGCGCCAATAGTCTTACCGTTTGTCGGAAACGACAGGGCTTTTATCGCGCTGTGGCCCTCGGTGTCCTTAAAGATATTAAATGTGATCCCGCTGGCGGCCCAGATAGTGCCACCAGTCATGGATTTGGCGGCATTGAAGTTGCTGGAGATATTACCCTTGTTGACCAGTACCCGCACCATATCTTCTGCGATCTCAATTTCTGCAACAACAAATGCACCCTTGGTCGTGGCCGTTTCAAAACGAAATGCATTAGGCAACATACACTTTGAAGTGTACGAGTTGATGTACACCGTATTGTCTCCAGCGGCGGAATTTGCGGCGCTTCCAGCCACAGCCATACGCAGTCGGATTTTGCGACAGGGCTTGGTGAGATTCCACTGCTGGTTCACTGTTGTATCGGCGTCAAATGTCTTGGAAAACACAGGCTCCCATTTTTCACCTACGCCTGCCAGCTTCTCTTTCACCTCGGCAAGGCCTGTCGTGGCGTCTGTGATCTCCTTGGCCAGGGCGTCAGTCAGAAGCCCTTTTCCGATGATACTATCGGAGAAGTGCCAGGCTTTGAGCGCTTTGCTGCCGATCTTCGGTGTTGTCACCGCGCCGTCCTTGATGTTATCTTGCTCCACGGCGCTGTAGCCAATTTTTGCGCTCGTGATTGCCCTGTCTGCTATTTTTGCGCTCGTGATCGAATTCAGGCCGATGTTCCCAAGCGCCGCACCCTCTGCCAGGTGCTTGGCCTGCACGGTTCCGTCACCTACATTTGACAGCACCGCCATATACTTCCAGGTGGCTTTGTCCGCCGTACCGGTGGTCGTGCATTGGTACACCGTGCCGGTACTCAGGTTGAGATACAGGTCGCCGATGAATGCGGAGCTGATCCCGGAAGCCGGGTAGGTGCTTTCACTGCCCGCTGCACCATCAATGGCGGTGCCGGTGTGCCATTTGTTAAGAAGCACATCATCTGCGGATAGATCCGCGCCCGCTGCCGTAGACAGATCCCACTCTTCAACAGTTACATTCAGCATGGTGGCGTCGTTATAGTTGATGAATGAGGTGTCTGGCTTTCCGATGTATGCCAGCTTAATGATGTCACCCTCGCTGACTGCTGTAACGATTGGCCCAGTGATGTATGTCTCATACTTACCGGATCTTGTACATATACACCGCTCAACGCGTGTTGCCGTGCCGTCGGCCTTGACGATGTACAAGTCCATTTCACACTGCGTTAGAGCGGTGGACTCATACATATACGCCTGCCCGGTAATCCTCACTTTGCTTACGCCTTTGCCTATTTTTACTCCGCCGTCAGCCAGCGTGAGCGCTGTGCCGTATTGGCGTGCGGCCGATGTAAGATTAAGGTACACCGGCGCCTCGTATGTTCCCTCGGCCGTCGGTTTGAATTTGGCAGCAAGGACCGCCTGGATATGTGTGGTTTGCGCCTGCTTTTGCAATCGCCCATTGACAAGCGCTACAGCCGCCTTGAGCGTTGCTACATCTTCGGCAGCCGGTACTTTGGACAACTTGGACAGTGCGTCTCGGAGGGCTGACCAGTCATCGCTTTGTTCCATACCGGCAGTGCTCTGGGTGCCGTGCACTTTAACATCAAATTTTGCCGTTGTAATGACATTTCCGTCCGTAGTGGACAGGAGGATCTCTACTTGGCTTGTTCCCAGGATGAGCATACTGCTTTTCATGGTCAGCTGTACTTTGCCATCAATCACTTGGGCGGTGATCAGTGCTTTTGTACCATTGGGTCGGATCATGACCGCCCTGGCTTCTGTGCCTGCCGGGAGTGCGTACAGTGCGCCGTTGTCCAGGAGGTTGATCAGCACAACGCGCCCGGCGTCGTCTTCGGCTTTTGCGCTCACAGTCACATAACGGTTTGCACCGTTGATGTCAACGAATATTTCCTGTAATGTTGTCATTCAATATCATCCTCCGTATCGGTATAGGCTTTGATCAAGTCAAGCGTGTTGTCCGCTGTCATGCTGTCTCTGTTCAATTGGCGAATGCCCTGCATGGCTTTGTAACTTCGCTGTGTCACTCTGCGGTAATAGTTGCGCTTGAACGACCCGATCTCACACCCGGTCAGTTCGTGCTTTAGGCAGTCATACTCCAGCTTGATCACTCTTGCCTTGGCTGACAGGCCCAACTTATTCAAAGCGATAGTAACGGTGTCCCCGAGTTCTATATGTTCCAGCTCTTTGAACATTTGGTACGCCGGGTCCTTTCGCAGATCTAAGTAGTCAACGGCCACATTGATCTTCGGCTCATCTATTCTGTCCACCGAGAATTCCAAAGCGGCTAACCGCCGGATCTCCTTAATTACATCCGTAATGTCCGTAAACTCTGCGTCGTTATTGGTCAACCTGCGGATCGAGTGCTTAAAAGGGTTTATTCCGCTGCCCGGTCGTCTTACCAGGTTGAACCTTATTGATGTTACGCCTTTTGGAGGCTTGAAGCTGTATGCAAAGCTATTTTTCCAGTCGCTTGTCGCCGTCTGTGCAGGCTCTGTCATCCACTGATCCCCATCTCGATATGCAAAGAAAAATGGGCAGTCACTTCTGAACCGCGATGTTAATTTGTAGCTGCTGTTCGACGACACGGCCGCTACGCCATAGAAACTGCCTTTCTCCTCTACGCGTATCACTTTTTTTCCGCTTAGTTTAAGTCGCCCCGGATATACAGAGAACGCCTGCGGCGTATATTTCGGACTTACATAATACGACTTGATGGCAATATGAGGGTAGCTGAACTCCTTTTCTTTTTCGCTTACTACCAAGTCGTCATTGTATATGCCCTCTGTCGTAGTGGGAAGAATACTTGTGACCACATCGTTGGTGTTAACCGTGAATTCCACTCCAGAGGCATTGACTCCATCTCTAAGGACAAGTCCTCGGTCTTTTCCCAACTGTTTCATAATCTGAATGTTAAAATTATCCGGTAGCCATTCGGCTGACCATTTACGGATCACGCTTTCATCGTCTCCGAGCAATGCGTCGTATGCACTCTTGGCGTCCGAGTAATAGCAGGAAAACGACTTGAATGCGTCGAGCCCGGTTACATTTGGCCTAAAGTCGGACTGGCTCAGCACTGTGTTGGCAAAACCGTAGCAGTTGGACTGATAATCCCCGCATTCTCCTGGCAGCGTCCGCTTCAAGTCGAATATAATATGCTGCGCCGAGGCTTTGACTTTGGTGTCAGAAGTAACGACTTGCCATATTCTGAATGCCTGGCGTTCCGCCCAGGGCGTGTCCACCACCAACACATTTTCTTCTGCAATGTACTTCCACCGGCCCAGTGTGTCTACCGGGTGCTCCATTTCCACCACTATGGCGCCGCCCAACTCAATGCTTACGGTGCAGGAATAAGGCGTCAGTACCATATCGCCATTGTGTTTCAGTGCCGCTTTTCCAGTGAAGTTCTGCTTAGAATATACTTCAATCATTGGCGCCTCCAGTTAGGCACATACTCCAGCGTTGCAGGGTTCTTTGTGCCGCCAAATTTGATTGTGTTTGTGCCCTTGACCAACACCAGGCCGTCCAAGTCGCCGGTTGCATTGCCGTTGACGATCTTATAATCGCCGGTGTATACCATACGCTTTTCTACATCGATAATGGTGGTTGGTGTCGTGATCCGTATGGTTACAGCATTGCCGTTGACAGTGATAGTTGCCGTGTTGCCTGTTGGATATTTGGTCGTTATATAGAAGATCGGGTACGCTGTCTCATACTGATTGTTTACGACCTCCGGGCATGGCACTTTTGTGCCACCGCGCACCAGGTACTGGTATGCGGTGCAGGTGAATGTGATCGTAAACTGTGCCAGCCGCCGGTATATGCGAGTGAACTCGGAGGTCTCCACCTTGCGGACCCGGAGGTAATACTCCGGGTCGTCGTTCTTGATCAGTCGGCTGGGGCCTGTCGGGTGAAATAGCCAGTCTTTGATCTCGCGCACCCGCTCGTCCCATTCTGTGTCGGACGATACCAGAAAATTGCAGGCGTAAGGCACCGGTATGTCTTCATAGGTGCCATTGTCCAGGTAGTAGCTGCCGTCCATTGCCGCTACATTTGTTTCTTCGATCTTCTTAACTGCTGCCGGCATATTGGGTCGCTGGGTCGCCTTAACCCCCAGTTCGGAGGCGTTTTTGCCTCCAAAAGTAAAGTCAAACTTATCCATCTGTATCTAACCCCTTTGCCATTTCATAGTTTCGCTGATCCTTAGTCACTTCGTCTGAAACTTGCTGTACAACCTTGCTGCCGATCTCCTTACCGTCCAGGTAAGTATGCACGATTACCGTCGGGCGAACACAGGCGATCAGTCGCCGGAGCTGGTTGTCCAGCATTTTACTAAGTGCGGTGTAGAAAGGACTCAACGGCAGGATCGCTTCCCCGCCGGTGCTGGGTTCACCGCCTGCCAGCAGTGTACCTCCGTAGGCGCCAAAGATCTGTCGTCCGCGCATAATGGCGCCGCCGGCGTACCAGTCGATATTCAGCTTGGGCACAGATGGCGGATCCAGGCTGAAGCCGCCGGTAATACTAAAGTGCGGCAACTTGATGTTCGGGAATTTCAGTTTCAGCTTATTAAAGAAGCCCCGAATGGCCGCCAAGCCTTTGCTCACAATGTTTTTGGCGTTGTTAATACTGTTGGATATGCTGTCTTTGATCCCACCGAAAATGCGCGATACCAGGTTCTTGATCCAGTTCAGCGGTACGCTGATTATGTTCTTAAGCGCATTGAACACCGTCGATACTACCGTCCTGATGGTGTTGACTACTGTGGTAACTACTGTCTTAATCGCTTTCCAGGCAGTGGTTATAATCTTTTTCCAGATGGTCACATAAGTGACGATCACGACACGGATTGCAGTGAACACCTTTGTGATTATATTCCTAATACCGTTGATAATTGGCGTAAGGACAGCCTTAATACCGTTCCACACAGCGGTCCAGACTCGCTTGATCGCATTACCGACAGTCGAGATGATGGTGCGGATCACTCGCAGGGCGTTTGAAATAACGGTCTTAATAGCGTTGAATGCTGCGAAAACATATTGCTTGCAGTTATCCCAAATAAAGCGGAATGGCAGCGTAATTATGTTAAATGCAGCGCTGAACAGATTTGCAATGAACATAATGGCCACTTGTATGCCGTTTTTTATTCCGTTCCATACCGACTTGACAAAATTCCACAATGTCGTGAAGATGTTCTTTATCCAATTCCAGGCTGTCTGAAATATGGCTTTCGCTTTATTCCACACATTTTCCAACGCAGGTTTGATCTTGTCCCAGTTCTTGATGATCAACACGATACCGGCTACTACAGCAGCCACAACGGCGGCAATAATCACGCCTTTAAGGCCAAGTGTCGAAAACACACCTGTGATAGCCTTACCTATCTTCCCGGCGCCGCTTGAAATCTTGCTGACCAGACCAAGGCCGGACACGGCGCTCTTGATCTTGGAAATGCCGGATATTGCACTTCCGACTGTACCAATAATTTTCCCTACGCCAAGGAGTAGCGGTCCGATAGAGGCCACCACTAATGCTATGACTGCGATTGTTTTCTGTTGGCTGTCACTTAAGCCATTGAACTTGTCTATGGCGTTGGTCACAGCTTGCGTGATGGAGCGGATCTCCGGTGTGAATTGTGAGGCCAAATTGATACCTGCGGACTCGAAAGCACCGCTCATGTTCTCCACATCGCCGGACAGGTTGTTCAGCATATTGTCCGCCATATCCTGTGCTGCGCCGTCTGCGTTCTTAAAGCTGTTCGTCATTTTGGTAAGCGCGCCGGACCCTCGATCAATCAACGCCTGCATACCCGATAAGGCATTTTTGCCGTACAATGTAACGATGGCATTTTCTTTCTGCTCTTGGGTCATGCCCTTGAATTTGGACTGAAGCTGCGCGACCTGATCGCTAAGGGATATCATGTTGCCTTTGCTGTCAAAGAACTTTACGCCCAGCTCTTCCATTTTGTCTCTCATTGCTTTGGTTGGCGCTGCCAGTCGTGACAATGCGCCGCGAAGAGATGTACCAGCCTGGCTGCCTTTAATACCCTGGTCGGACATAATGCCAATCGCAGCTGCGGTTTCTTCAAGAGAAATACCTAATGATGAAGCGACGGGCGCAGCATACTTCATGGCCTCACCCATGTCTGCCACTTCCGCATTGGTGTCTGCCGCCGCCTTTGCAAATGCGTCCGCCACATGTACAGACGCACTTGCGTCCAAATTAAAGGACCGCATGGTGGTTGCCATTACTTCAGCCGCATTGGCTACATCACCGCCGGACACAGCCGCCAGGTTTAGTACTCCGGGAATACCTGCCATGATCTCCTTGGCGTTATATCCTGCCGTTGCAAAGTTCTCCATACCGGCTGCGGACTCGGAAGCTGAGAACACCGTGTCTGCACCCAGCTGGATGGCTTGCTTGCGCAGCTTATCGAATTCGTCGTCGGTCGCACCGGCGATCACCTTAACTCGGGACATCTCACTGTCGAAGTCTGACGCAGTCTTGACGGAAGCAACGCCCACACCTGTGACTGCGGCGGTAATGCCCATCATTTTCTTGCCCGCTGCTGATACCTTATCTCCGGCGTTTTTCATTTTGTCGCCATATTCTTTCAGCTTGGCGGAGGAAAGCTCTTTGTTGGCTGCTTTCAGCTTCAGTTTCATGTTCTCCAATTCTTTGGAAAACAGCGTGCCTTGGTTCTTGGCCTTGGCCAGTTTATTGGCATTGCTCTGTAGCTTGCTTTCATTCTCAGCCAGGGCCTTTTCGGTCGCTTTGATTTCTTTCTGCAAGGCTTTGGTTTCCTTGCTGTTCTTGCCTGTTGCCTCGGCCGATTTGTCATAGGCGGTTTTGGTCTGATTGAGCTTGTTTTGCAGCTCTGAGTGCTGCTGCCACAGTTTCTTGTCTTCAGCCGTCAGTTCGGCTACCCGCTTGCTGTTGGCGGAGATCTTCTCCTCCTGGGCTTTGATCTTCTCTGTGAGCATTTGTACCCGGGCGCCAACCTCCTTGTGAGACTGACCCATCAGCTTAGCTTTTTGGGCGGCTAAGGAGTACTCCTGCTGTAGTTGCCGCATTTGGGCGTTCGCCTGCTTCATCACAGCTGTATAGCTGTTGGCGCTGGCCGTCAGTCGTATTGACGCTACTGCCATTGTCGTCCTCCTTTCTATCGCTCATCTGCGTGTTCCAATTTATACTTGATCAAAGAGAGTATGGCAAACACATCACCGGTAAGGGCGTATTGCAAATCGCAGCGCAGGCATTGGGTTGCCACATCCAGCAGGCTGTTGATTACTTCCAACTGCGCGCTCCAATAGTCTTGCTCGTCCTCTTCGTCCGTGTAGCCGTTCTCTCTGTCGTATTCATCGAATAGACTTTTAACTCGTTCCACCTGTTCCCCCGGACTCAGCCGGTTGATGGTTTCCGTGATCCGCTGTGCCAAGAAGTGGGCGGTGTTGCCCGCCACCAGCACTTCCTCTATATCGGCTTTCAGTACATAGCCCGCTGCTGTAGGCAGCACGGCTTGTACAAGGCGGATCGTTGCTTGTAGTCCCGGTGGTTCATCCGTACCGACGGCACGCATATAGGTGCAGTACCGCCGGTAGAAATCCAGGGACGCCGTGGAACGATAGATTGTTCCGTGGCAACTGACCGTTATATCCGGGATCAGCTGCCACGCTTGAAATTTGCTGTCATGGCGTCGATCTTCTGCTCAATCCGCTGTGCCAGATTGAGATCCACCGCCATGTAAGCCACGATCACATCGGCCACATCGGTGTCGCTCTCTGCCAGCTCTTCGGGTGTGAACTGTTCGCCGAAAGCGATCGCCAAAGCGTTAATGATGGCGGTGTAGGTCGGAGCGTCGATAGCGTCCTCCTCCAAGTTGACCGCTTCGCACGCCTGCTTGTAACGCAGGTATGTAGCCGTGCCCATGTGGTTGATGGTGTAATTCTTGCCGTTAAGCTCCAGCTGTGCAGCCGGAGCCTTTTTCATAATTGCGTCCATGTTTTACTCCTTTAACCGCCGACGGCTGCTGTGCTTGTCGTCCACTCCTGAACCTTGGAGAACCAGTCGGCAATAGCACCGGCAGCGTCCTTGTCTTCTGTGATCAGGTTGCTTTCGTCTACGGAGCAACTAAACTTACCGTCGTGCTTGCGCGCGTAGCAGGACAACTTAATTGTGTCGGTCTGCGTAGACACCTTGTCTGCCTTGGTCTCGTTAGTCTCCTCCATACCCTCGCTGGCGGTGCCGCAGTAATACCACACGAACTCGTATTTGTTATTCAGTCGCTTTACGCGATAGCCGATTGCGATTTCGTTCGGCTTGTCGTCTTCGCCTTTCACCAGATAGCCCTTTTCATAAAGATGGCCAAAAAGCGTAGCCTTTTCTGCCGGGGTCAGGGCGTTGACATCCAGCTCGATCTCCGTGCCTTCGTAGTTTGTCGCTGTTTCCTCCACTGCGTCATCGGAATACAGCTTTTCGCTGGAGAACTTGTCACTTATCTTGGCGCTGATTGCTCTTGCCAGCTTGGTCGGAATGCCGGCGGTGTAGCCGGTTGCGTCGTTTTTGGTGACCAGCGCCACATAGATGTCTTTCAGACCTACCCGGCGGCTGTGCACATTTCTATCCTCGTTCATATACTTATCCTTTCTCCGCCTGATTGGCGGCGTTGTCCTTTTCAACCGTCAGTGAGAAGCGCAGCTGTTTGACATATAGCTCTGTATCGTCCTCGTAAGCGTTATTGGCCTCCAGGAAGTCAAAGCCATAGGCTTTCATCAGCGCCAGCACTTCGGCGGCCAGCGCCACCTCGTCCACCAGGCTCCAAATATTCACCTGAACCGTAGCTGTCTCGCTCTCGCTGTCATCGTCGCTGTGGTCATCCTCCGCATAGCTGAGCGGCCAGAGAGAGATATGCGTATCTGTAATATCCGGGTCATACCACCCCTCCCGGACCGGAATACCCCGGCCGGAGATCTGCAACAGTGCAATACTGGCTTCATTGATCACATCTAACATATCGGTCTCCTTAATCGCCTAAATACTTGTTTGCGTATGACTGTAGCGTCGTTTCGGCAATGCGGCGGTACATGCCCTCGCACTGCTTGTTTGTCTTGTTGATGAATTCTCGTGGGCGCATTTTTGATGTTCCCCATTCAACAAACTTCATATAAAACTGCGGGCTGTTGTCGCTGAGCTTCCAGCCTACCTCTGCGTTTGAGCGGCCGTCTGTGTCTGTCCTTGTGTTTGACACCGGGATCACATCAGCGGCGTGCGCCGGTGAATACTGCACAAACCTGTGGCCGAGATACCGACCGGTTTTGCTGTGGTCCCTCGACCTGGGCACATTCCGCTTCATTGTCCTGTGTGTTTCCAGCTTGGACAGATTGATGATGTGGCGGGTGCATTGGCCCACCACATCTAAAGAGCTTACCTCTTGCAGGTTCTTTAGCAGCTGCTCCATGCCTTGAAACTCCATATTGACTATCACAAGATCACCCCTTATGTGGTACGCTCACACTTTAGCGTAACGAACTCGCGGCTGCCTCTCGAATAGTCGAGATGGTATATCCGATAGCGTGCGCCGGTGGCTACTTCTTCCACAAAGTAGTCCTTGGCATGCCCTCGCATATCTTCCAGGGCCTTGCAGTAACGCAGTTTGAACGCCAGCACCTCATGCAGCTTAGCAGCCATTGCCTGGTACAGTTCCTCGCCGTACAGATCGGCCGGCGTTGCCCACACATTCATATAGTGTGGGGCGCCTGCCTTATCTTCGATCTGTCGGCCGCCGTGGGTGGAAAACACACGCTTGCGAATATTGATTTTAATTTCCATCCCCGGCACCTCCGTAGATCTCGCTGTTTAGGAATGTGGAGGCGTGACCGCTGAGAAGCTGCATGTTTTTGCCGTACTTCTCCCTGTGGTCGTACAGGTCCTTAACGGACATCAGCAGCAACAGATCTTGGCGTGCGGTCGGTGCGGCTGCGTTATAGCTTGGGATCAATTCGCCAAGCGTTGCCGCCGTGGCGTCGATCATCAACTGGATCAGTTCGTCATCGTCCGCATAGTCCACCCGCAGGTAGCTTTTAACCGTGTTCAGTTCCATTGCTTACCTCCGTTCTTTTGCAGTTGACTGCAAATTAGCCCGCTGCTGCTTTCAAGAAGCCCTTGGCCATGGCCGCACTGTCTACCACCTGTACATCGAAGCGGTCGCGCACCTTGCAACCCATCGTGTCAGAAGTCCAGTACACATTGGGGTTTGCCTCAATGGTCATCTTCTCGCGATCAAACAGGGTTACTGCCTCGTGGCCGTCACCCATATAGATGGGTGCGCCCTTGGAAGCGTCTGTCTTAAGGGTCTTGTTTGATAACGGAGTGATCGGATAAGTGCCGAAAAGTAGTTTCCCGGTCTTCTTCATCGGGTCCGGCTGCAAAATGTAGTCGCCATTTTTGTCTTTCAGTCTGTCAAGGAAGTTGAAACCATCCTGATTTGTGATTACCTCCGCGCCTCGTGCGATTTCTGGATCCAATGTGACATTGAATACATCTTTCAGCCCATCCACATCTGCAATGGTGACTGTGTTTTCACCAACTGCTGCGTCAAATGCTGCTAAGATTGCGGCATTTCGTGTCGCAATGCTCTTTTTCGCGCAGTATTCGGTCAGGAAGGACATAATGTTTTCTGCGGTATCACGAAGCAAGTCGAAAGTCAGCTTAATGATACCGCCGCGCTTTTTGATCTTGTATTTGATCGAACGCATTTTGGGTGTGCCAACTTCATCGAATTCTGCTGCTTCGTCGATCTCCGGCCAGGGCGTGTATTCAGCGTCAACCTCGATCACACGCGTGCCTTCGTTAACCGCAGTGGTTTCAATGTTGACATGGTCCTCCAATGCAATATGGCCTCGTTTCAGCTCCTTGATCTCCGTTTGCAGATCGTGCGGTACGGTCAAGCCGCCGTCTTCATCTGAGCCCTCGGACATTACATTCAGGATTTGTTTTTGCTGTTCGGAAAGGTAGTCTTGCGGGACAGTACCCTTATTCTTCAAAGCCTTGAAATTTGCTTTTAAGTACGCCGCTAATGCAGCTCTGCGCTGCTTCGGTGTGACTTCCTTTTGATCAATGACCTGGTGCGGTTCTGTACCTGCACTGGCCTGCTTGGTGTCCATCACATCAGCCAGCAGATCGAATTTCTGCTGCAACTGCTGCAATTCGTCTTTTGCGGTTTGGGCCTCGGTCAGCTTGCCGGCTTCGGCCAGGTCCTGCACTTCCTGCTTCTTTGTGTTAATGCTGTCCAGCAGGGCTCTGAGCTTTTTGTTCATGTGTTTTTCCTCCTAAAAATTTTTTATTTTGTTCCGTAAAGGTATAAATCCGCCAGGATTTTGTCCTTTTTGGTGTCTTTTGCGGTGTCGGTGTTGACACCGGGCGGCAGGCTGGTGTACCTGTCGTAGAATGTGCTTGCACAGGCCACCATCGGCTCTGCATTCTCCACCTCGAAGTTGAACACTTCGGCGATATTCTGCGAAGTCAGCCAAGTTTCGGCCGTCATAAGGTTGGCAAGCGCTTCTTTGTCCACTTTATCGGACATTTTTGTGCTGTACAGTTCCAGAATGGAGTCCTTGGCTGTATTCAGTTGACCAATTACAGCGGCAAAGTCAGCAGCATTGCCCCAACAACCCGTCATCGGGTCGTGGATCATCACCTGGGCACCGGTGCGAATGACCACTCGGTCGCAGGCGCACAGAATGACGGAGGCAATGCTGGCGGCAATACCGTCCACATATCCGACGGTCTCTCCTGCGTGTGCTTTGATGATATTGGCAATGGCGATCCCGGCAAAGACATCGCCGCCGCCGGAGTTGAAGTGAATTTCCACAGACTTGTCCGGCTCGATCTGGTTAAAAAAGTCTGCAACCTGTTGTGGGCACTTGTCGTTGGCATACTCGCCGCCATAACCGCTGCAATCGTACATACAGATGTCGCCGTAGAAGTCCAGCACAGCTCTGTCCGCCTCATCATAGAGGGCACAGTAGCCGACCTTTTCCCGCTTGTTGCTCACACGGTTAAAGCGCTCAAAATTCAATACCTTGTTCATACGATCCTCCTTTCCGTCAGTCTGTGTTGTTGGCGCCGTACTGGTCACCAACTCTATCAAGCGGAATGTAGGTTCCGTTGACAATGGGGTTATCTCCGCCTTGTACCGGCGGGTTGTCTTCCAGCTCTCTGCACTCGTTGATGGTGGCAATGCCCTTGTCCACCTTTTGCGCAAAGATCTCTGTTTGTGTTTTGCTGTCGGTCCGCAGCAGCACTTTGTCGTTGAATTTGTAGTAGAAGCCCGCTGCCCGCTGCGGATCTGTTAGGCATTTATAGTTCAGTTCCTGCTCAATTTGCGAGATCGGGAACAGCATTGTCTCGGTCAGGAATGCCAACTGTTGTTGCTCGCTGTTGGCATAGCTGCTTTTTGAATAGTCGTTGATCTGCGTGGGCTTGATCCCGAACGCTGCCGCAAGCTGCAAAGCACCGTACTGTTTCAATTCCAAGAACTGGGCGTCTGACAACTTAAAGTCGATCGGTTCAAGTTTGAAGCCCGGCGGTACCGGGATAATGCGCCCGGCGTTGCTGGCACCTGCGCCGAATTTTTCAAACTGCGTGATCATTTTTCTTTTGGCGCTCTCGCTTAACTCGCCGGTGTAATTCAATACGGCCTTTCCTGTCATACCGTTCTTGAACAGTTTGTTCTGGTATTCCTGCGCAGCAATTTGGCCGTCTACGGTGGACCGCAGCAGCTCCAACACAGAGGCCCCACGGTACCCATCGAATGTAAAGAAATTCTTGAAGTGCAGCACAGTGTCCGGGTCAAAGATATAGCTGTGCCCGGTGTAACGATCTTGGTACCAGTAGTACAGCCCACCACCGTCCGTCCCGAAGATACCGGCGTCGTCCACAAGCAGATTGACCTGATTAGATGGCATGATCCACAGACCCTTGGCCTTGACGGAGCCGCCATACTTCTGCCTGGTGAAATCTTGCTGCACCCACACATAGGCGTTGCCATAGTGGTCCAGGTTGGCCGACACGCTACTCCAGAATGTGGCCGGTGTCATATATGGGTTGGGCCGCTCTGTCAGCAGCACCGCCATATCGTCCTTTTTCGCCGTTTCGATCTTACCCTCAGACTTCTGATAAAACTTCAAAGGCATTGACCCCAGGGTCTCGGCCTTTTTCTTCAGGCAAATGTAATAGGTCACATCGTTTTGTGGCCGTTTGCCGGATGTTTGAATGCCCAGAAACTCCATCAGGCTTTCGTCCCCCGGCGAAGTGCTGGGCAGTACAAAGGCGTTTCGTACTGCCGTTGCGTTTTTTCGCAGATTATCAAAAAATGGCATTCTATTTCGCTCCCATCAGTGAAAGATATTCTTCTACCACATCGTCCAAATTGACCGCCTGCTCCTCTTGCATTGCCATTAGCCATGCGTCGATCAGCGCGTCTACCGGGTCGATACGGTCCGTCTTGACTTCCTTGTCGATCTTGACCTCCCCATAGGAATTGCCCACCGTCTTGGCGGACAGCATGGAGCGGGTCAAAAGTGCGTCGTCGCCGTTATACTCCACATGCCCTGCCTTGATCTCCAGCCGTAGGTCCTCCGTAGGGGTTGACAGCACCCGGTGCGTTTGCGTTACGGACAGGCAGGGGGCGATCTCCTCCAGGTCTGCCAGAAATGCAGAAGCGTTGTGCGGATCGTAACAGATGACTTGTAGATCCAAGTCGTAGTCTGCAATCAGTTGCTTAAGATAATTGAGAATGTAGCGGTAGTCGGTTTTTACACCGCCCATTGTCTCCGTTACCGTAATCAGACCCTGCCGCACCCACACATCGTATGGGGCGTCGTCCGACTGTATATGTTCTTCCAGTCTCCTGGAGGGCATGAAGCTGTGACTGAAAACAAAGTACCGTTTTTCGCCATCCACATAGTAGGGGACAACGATACTTATACTGGTCAGATCGCCGCCGGAGGACAGGTCCAAGCCGGCATAAGCCTTTGAACCGATAAAGTTCTTTAAGGTGCGGTTTGACGCGCCTGCCGTCCATTCCTCGGCATTTTCAATGTAGTTGTTGCCCGCTGCCTGGATCCAGCAGTTCAGCTGCTTTACAACGAAGTCACGGAGGGTGTCTCCGCCCTCCCGCCGGGCCTCGTTGGCTGTTGCGATCATGTTACCCAGCAGATCCGGCCTGTCTCGCAGCAGGGGATTGGGCTTTAGCCAGTTGGTCGGTTCAAAATAGTCGTCGCCCTGGTCCATTTCTGCAATAAAAACAAATCGTGTCGGGTTATCGAAAGTACCGTCTAAGATACTACAGCAGGTCTCATACATCTTGTGACACGGATATTTGAGATTGAACCCGGCAGTAGTGATAACGCTGATCAGGCAGGATTTCATAAACTTTGTGCCGCCCTCCAGCAGCTTATAGACCTGGTTGTTTTTATGAGCGTGGTATTCGTCCACGATCCCCAGGTACGGCCGGAAACCGTCTATCCGCTTGGTGTCACCGGACAGAGCGCGTATGCGGCTGCCGGTCAGCTTGCAATCTATAGTTGAGTTGTGCTCGTGCACATTGAATAGGGCCTCCAGGTCGTGGTCGCTGCGGATGAACTTCACCACTTCGTTGAATACGATCTTGGCCTGGTCTGTCTTGGTGGCTGCACAGTAAACCTGCGCATATTTGTATTTGGTGAAATTGCCGTAGAATGTGGCAAGGATCCCATTGAGTATGCTTTTGCCTTGCTGCCGTGCCAGTTGGATGTATGAAGTCCGGTACCGGCGGTGGTTGCCGTCTTTTGTTCGCCAACCGTGCAGGCTTCCAAGGATAAACGCCTGGAAGTCAGCGCAGACGAACGGCGTCTCTTCGTCACCCTCGGCAATGGTCAGCTTCTCGGCAAAGTTGATCAGGATTTGCGCTTGGCGCGGATCGAAGTAATAGGCGAATGGCGCCAGATCGCTTTTTTTCAGGTCATCTAAATGGCGCTGGCAGGCTTGAATTTCTCTTTTTCCGACACCTGCCACTTGCCCGCTGCATACCCGCTTGGCGTAGTCTGTCGTGCGATCAATCGGCAACATCATCACCGACCAGGAATTTGTTGACCGGTTCTTCCTTCTTTTTTGGCGCCACCAGTCCAAAGCGGGCGCTCATTGTCAGCCCAAAGTCGGCAGCGCCCTGTCGGCACTGCTGCCATAATCTGCTGCGGGCAATTTGCAAATTCTCGTATGTAGAGTTGTATGCCAGCGTAACGGTGCCGTCCGGTCGTTCAACTTCTTTCATCATCTGTGTTTTCGTTAGTTGTTTGGTGATTTCCAAGAAGTCCCGCTCTACCACGACCAGCCGGAACAGCGCCTGGCTGTCCAGGTTGCTGACGGTGTTCTTTCCAAGCCGCAGCAGTTCTGCCACGATTTCATCGAAACGCTGTTTATACTTCCTGGGCGCGCCTTTTGGGTACTCAATATGATCAGCCGGAGCGACCAATTCCCCCTGCCTGCGCTCTTCGATCTCAGCCTTAGTAAAGTGCTTCTTGCCTTTTGCGATAACGGCGTCTGTTGACTGCCTTTTTCCGGCCATTCCGGTCACTCCTTTCCGTAATTTCCGTAATACTTCAAAAATAATCTATCTGTCAGGTCTGTAAGCCTTTGAGCTTTCGTGGGGAGTTTTCTCCGTAAGAAAGAGTGGGCGCGACTATCCTCGGGGTGCCCCAAACTTCCCTTGCACCCCCCTCTGCTCCGCCTCGAACCGCTCCAGCAGCCGCCGCAAAAGCTGCTGCGTTTGCTTTTTTTCAGCGATGGAAGAGTCATACAGCGCCTCAATCTTGTTGTGGTTGGCGTTGGTGAGCGGAAAAAGGTTGCGCTGCTCGCAGCGTTTGCTCCAGTCCTCGCTCAATGGCACAATATGGTGGACCATCTCGGCGTATTGGATCACTCTATCCACATATAGTGCATACAGATCCAGTCCTCCGGCGTGCTGCAAGCGGAGCGCTCTTGCTTTGCGCCATTCGGCGCTTGTATAGAACGCATACGCTCTCTTATCTCTGCGGGTGGCGTTATATTCCTTATGCCTGTCTGCTGCGTGCTGTGCACACTCCGGGCACATCTCCAGTGCCTGTGGAATGATCTTGCCGCAGCGGCACATTTTAAGCAGCGCCATTTCAATGCCCTCCCTTACATTCCATTGTAGTGAATAGTTTAACGGCACACCATACAAGAAAAAAACACGAAAAAAACACGAAAAAAACACGAAAAAAACAAAGAAATAAGGGGGTGGATACCCACCCCCTTAAGGCTTAGCGCAACGCCTGCACCCCATATAGATATACGGCCAGCCGCTTGTTGATTTGGTTGATCCAGTTGTGTGGCGTGTTCTCGTGCGTTTCCATCTGCTCGGCGATTTGCTCATAAGTCTTTCCGTCGATGTATTTAAGGCGGAACGCCACCATCTTCTGATCTTCACCGACCGCCGCATAGTCCTGCGCGATCTGTACCAGCGCTGCGTCTATCTGGCTGAGTAGGCGGCGCGTCTCCTCTTGACCCTCCTGGTCCTCCGGCTGCACTTGCGAGCCTACATACGCCTGCATGGCTCTGTAGTTGGCCATCAGCGCTTTCGTTTTCTTGACCGCTTCGTTT